CCGCCAATGTTCAGGTAATCCTTACCCTCGACCATATCTCCGCTTTGTGACTGAGGCAGCATTGAAACCGAGGAAAAATCTTTCATCTCGGCGTCACTAGGCATTTCCGTGGTCATCAGGTTGGGCTGACTGTCATCGCCCAAAAGGCTCTGAATACGATTTTGTAGCATTTGATCCATTAGGGTGTACTCACTGTTACATTCCCAACTGAAGCCGTAACCGACTGGCCTGATGGGTATGTTTGATGGTTATAAAGGTCTCTAAAACTATTACCGTCAAACGCTTGGTGGATTTGATTAGTAGTATTAAAGATTATACTGCCTGTTGCAAATTGAAGCTCGCTAATCTGACCAGAGTTATAGTGCGGAGATATCGTGAAATCTACCGCCGAAAGATTAATCTCTAAGATCCGAATCAGGCGATTGAAGGTTTCTGAGCTAACAGAATCGCCCTGAGAGAAGGGTAATCTTGTCTCAAGAAGCCTGCTCATGCACGTCCGCCACTCGGCTGCATATCAATTCTTGTCGATCCAAGCCGCCATTTATAACCTTTTTGGTCGGCAGCGGTATTATCATCATCACTCTCAAACCGAAATACAACCTGCCTTGCTCTCGTTCTGACGCTGCTAAACGTAGACGTTGGCGTAACCTGACTGGTCGAGTCGGTTATCAGGCTCTCGCCGGGATAATTTCGGCTCTTCAACACAATATTCATCGCAGGGTCAACGCTCACGCCAGACTGGGTCACAAACTTCATGTCAGGGATGATCCTCTTGACGAAGGTAAAAGAGTCGCCAGAGGCAATGTCCAAGTCCGCGCTCTCGATAAAGACGTTGGTCATAGCGTCTTGATTGTCATCAAAGCCAGTCTCATGCTGAAAGATGCACTGCTGCGAGCTGCTCGTTGCCGTGGCATACGGCAGATCTTCGATCCCCACGTCAAGCCATGCGTAACGAATCAGGCTGCCGACAGACCAGTGGTTCTCTTCGTAATTGTAGATAACGTACCGGCTGATTTCTCCTGTGCCATCTTCGAGGCTAGGATAAAAGAACCAGATCTCGCTGAACTCGGTGTTCACGCCCATGTGACACTTAAAGGCTTGGTCAAGGTCTAGGTCTTCAAAGACGTACTCCTGAACCGTGCAGGGCAAACGCTTTACCGAGCCGGAGTAGAAGTAAAAGCCAGTCTTGCTTGCGTAAAAAACGCCGTTTGGCGCATTGACAGCCGACTTTGGCGACAGCAATCCAGAGCCTTCATTGATCAGGTTGATCGCAAAGGTTAATGGTGGCCCGATAAAATTCATGCTGTACAGGCTGGTGTCGGTAAAGATCAGGATCTCCTGTCGAGACTTGATCCCGCCTACGATGAAGGAGCCAGACGATAATCGTAAAGAGCCTGCCGTGTTGGTAGCCGTTGGCTCAAAATCCAACTCATTTTCTTGGTCAGAAAAAGCCACCAGCATTGGGTCGATAACATTGGATCGCAGGTTGCTACTGTTAATCGGGTCTGCGCCCAGAACCACCAAGTGCCGGTCTGTCTCGCTTGTAATAACCTGAAGCGCGACTGTCGGAACCAGATTAGCGCCTGACCGAGTGCTAAGGTTAACGGCCCTAGTTGATACGCCGTCATTCTCAATCCACTCATAGATGCCAGCGCCACGCGGATTAATAATTAAATTCTCGCCGTAGTTGTCGTGAGTCCACAGCCTGAGTTGGTTTACTGCGCTAATTGATGACGCTGAGCCAAATCCTCCTGCGCCCCAAGTGCCCACACCCCAGCCGGAAGACTTTACGAATGTGTCCAAGCCAACATTGATTTGATAGGTTCCGACCACGTTAGAGCCGCCGTTCCCACTGTCTGACGCATTAGCGGTTACCGTTGCGCCTGACGTGTCTTTAGCGACAATTTCATAAGCGTTTGCGCTGGTAACTAATGACACTTGATATTCTTGGTTTAGAACTTCGGCGGTAATGGTTCCGCCAAGGGTTGCGGCTCCGCTGAAGGTCACGAAATCGTCGTTTGCTGCGCCGTGCGCCGTATCGGTAACGGTGATGGTAGAAGAGCCATTGGTCGCGCCAAAGGTAACATCACCAGCGGATGTCGTTGCCCTGATAGGCGTTATATCGTAGTAGCTGTCGCCCTCTTCAATATAGTATTTCCACGTAGACCCAATGCCAAGGTAGCGCACACCGCCAAGACTAATCCAAGAGTGTAGCGCCCTGCCTGTGCCGAGATAATAGTTAGAGCCAAGCTTTAGCCAGCCACCCACCTTCTCGACTCGGCCTTTTCTAAACCGAATTAAATTACCGTCTACCCAGCCGCCCTTCGCCGAATAATCAGTGCCTTCCTTGTCGATGCCGGGTTTGAAATCTAGTGTCTGTAATGGCATTAGGCATTACGCCAACCGTATGATCGCACCCGTAGCCGTTGGGCTGGGGAACACGATAGTAAAGTCTCCAGCGGTGCTTGTTTTGTCTCCGCCAAAATCGACCACTGCACAAGCCTTGTCGGCTTGGGTGTCATTGTACAGCATCATGCCTCTCGCCGTAACAGTTGCCGTGCCAAAAGTCAAGTCCGCAAAATCACAAATTGCGGTAGTCCCGCTAGTGGTTGGCGTAACAGAAGTAGCCGTAGCGCCGCCAGAGGTGTAGTTTGTGCCACTGGCCTGCCCTGTCGTTGTGAAAGCCGTTGTCGCAGCGCCTAAAGTTGCGCTCGAAGTGTAAAGCGCAATCTTGAAAGCATTGCCACTAGAGGCGGTAAAATTGTGTGTACCAACTAAAAGCTCTTGCTTAAAGCTGGTGGGAATCGCACTGGTGATAGCCATATCAAAGCTCCTTAATTATTTTCGCCATATCTTCATGGCCCTGAGAGGCCAACAAGCCTCTTATTGTAACTCTGTCAGAGGCTACAGAATTTTTCATACCCATCAATATTAAGGTATAAACTTGATCTCGGAAAGCCTCTGCCTGCAAACGAATATGAGGCGCAGCCTCTTCAGAAATTCCTAATATCTTTTTCGTTGTCTCTTTTGCCCAAAACTCTACGTCATGACCACGATTATGGGTGGTCGAAACCATGATCTGCCCTAGCTGAAAATCTCCCTGTGACATGACTACCCCTTATACGGTTCTGGCGACGATGGCAACTCCACCGTCTCTAGGTTGTGCTTCTTAACCATCTGAGCAAGCTCAGAGCGATCACACACCACCCACTCGCCTTCTGGGTTTGGCATTGCCACCTTGGGGTTAGCCAGCCGGTGGTATCCGTAAAGCCTCTCCTGCAAGGGCACGTTCTGATCGAGCAAGGATGACCGAGGGCTAACGCCAATCTTTATCCCTATTGCGATCATCTTGCAGATCCAAAACTCAAGACACGCCCTGCCAGCCTCAGCAAAGTGCAAGTTGTTCTTATAGCTGAAGTCCATCCCAAACAGATCAACCTCACCAACCTTATTATACGCCGCAAAAGCCAGTGCGTAAGCAACCGTTGTATTCATGTAGGCGCATCTCTGGTCTTTCACCACCTCTTCAAGCGGATACTCAACCAGCGCCGGCACGCGATCATCTAGCTCACACGTATATATCGGCTTCTCAAACTTTGGCAGAAGCTTACGCATGACATTGGTCTGGTTGCCTGCATCATCCGTATCCAAAAACCGGCTTACCGGATCTAGCATGAACACTCTGTCGCACTCAAAAACCGATAGGGCTGAATTAATCACCCATACCTCGTCCCACTCGACGCTGTTCTCTTTGCCGATCACGTAGTCAATTTGACTAGCGCCCAGACCGATTATTGCTATCTTCTTGCCTTCTAACTCTTTAATTGGTTCCAATTAGCTCACCCCTGTCCGTAATAAGTCATACCTGTACTCGTCTCGGGTATTTCGACCTTCACTCAGATTCTTCATCCGAGAGATGCCTTCCTTGAAACGAGCCTCGAAGTTGGCTATTACGTCAGGAGCTTCTTTTAAAAATACAGCCGCCTCAACCAAGGTGCCGTACAGCAATGGATCGGGATGATCCGTTGACAGGATTGTCGTACCAGAGTCGCTGCCAGCGGTCAGTGACGCCGGCTTGTACAGGTAATGCAATTCTGCCGTGTAACCAGAATCTGGAACCGGCGACAGCTCAAAGGCTGCTTCATCAAACAATGAGTAATACTTTGGCCGACCAGTCGTTGTTGTGATCGGGCTATATTCCTTAATGAAAGATGGATGCTTAAAATCCAGATAATGGTACTTGTTGTTGCTATCAATAACCGCCAATGAGAACGGTGCATAGTAATCGCTTGGGGTTGCCAAGAATCGATTGCTTGCCGACAACGTACCCTGCACATTCTTTCTTTGCTCTGGTAGCTGCACCATCTTAAAGATGCGGCTCTCAGACTCCTGAATGAACGTATTCAGATTGTTGTTGAACGTAGTCTCATTGACCTGCAAGTAATCCTGCACGGTCGATTTAAGCGTTGCTAACGTGAAGCTCATGACGTAGTTACCTCCACATTCCCAACACTACAGGTTATTCCAAAAGTTTGCAAAGTTGTGCCCAAAATTCCATCTCCCACGTTGGTGTAGACGGTAAAGAAATTGTTGTCATTTCCGTCAGCAGCTTGATCTGGCCTAGTTATCTGCAAAGCCTGCGGATCAAAAGGCGGTGGCTTCGGCATGAGCTGAGGATGCTTAGGTGACCA